TGTAAATGCCTAACGAAATTAAACCACTTGATGAAAAACTAGATGATAAGATTAAACAATTAAATTCTAGTAGAGTATATAAAAAGATTACACCAAAAGGTGACCTATCGTGGTATGTAAAATGGGTTGCTAGTTTCTTTATTCTTACTGCCGTTATGTGTAGAAGTGTAGAAGAAGTACCAAGAATATTTGATGTAGTATTCTCAATTATTGGTACTATAGGTTGGGCTTGGGTAGGTTATCTATGGCACGACAGAGCATTGTTACTATTGAATGGCACTATTGTGGTGTTCTTAGGAATGAGTTTAATAAGGTACTTTTTTGTATGAGTAGAGTTTTTTGTATAGGCAATGGTGAAAGTCGTAGAGATTATAATTTACAACGACTAAGAAAACACGGCAAGATATATGGTTGTAATGCCTTGTATAGAGATTTTACACCAGATGTTTTATGTTCAGTTGACCACGGTATGATGCACGAAGTATATCACGCTGGTGTGGCATTAAAGATACCTTGTTATTTTAGAGATTGGACAAAAGTACCAGCAATGCATTATGAAACAATGGTGTATGGTGGTATGGCTGAGATTGAAGCAAAAGAACATTTAGATGATATTCTAGTTACAAATGCTAGAGAAGATGCTACTGAGTTTGTAATGCACGGTGCAAATCTAAAAGGCATTGTTGATATGATTAAAAGAAATGGTGAACGACAAAAAATAAGTGTAAACAATTCTACTATTAAGGTTTCTTGGATTAAACCAAACGACCAATCACACTCACTTATGGATGTGATGGTTGATGAACAAGGTGATAAGAAAACACCTAAAGACCACGGTTGGTCCTGTGGACCTACATCTGGTTATGTGTCTATTAAAAGAGATAAACCAAAAGAGATATTTTTGATTGGCCACGATTTGTATAGTGCGACAGATAAAGTTAACAATATGTACAAGTCAACTAAACATTATGTGGCAAAAGAGAACCAACCAACACCTTGTGTGAACTGGATTAGACAATGGTATACCCTATTTGAGTGGTTTCCAGAGGTCAAATTCTACAAGGTAAACCAGTTTAATGATGGTAGAGATGCCACCAATTCTCCTATTACAGAATGGGAGAACAATAAGAAATTGCCAAATGTGGAATACATTAGTCATTCCACGCTTGACAATATGCTACAAGTGTAGTATATTAATAGAATGTGTAAAAGTAAAGTAATTGCAAATACTTTGCCACTTGTGGCTGAACAACAATTAAGAGGTTGTAAGGCAGGGGTAGAGAGGGTTATGGCCGAATGGCTGAAGACACTCTATTCAGTTGTAAGTAAGGACCATCTAAACATTAGATTGGACTCTTCCTGGAAGCTTGTGGGTAAACCAATAAATCCCACCGAGTACACATTAACTGTTATAAATAATACTGAGGCCGATAATACAGGTCACACAGATACAACGAATATAAACATATACAAAGGAGATATAATATGGATTTCGAAAGTCTAAAACAAAGTCAAAGTAATTTTGACGCAATCACAAAAGCTCTGGAAACAAAACTTGCTCCAGAAGACCAATCAAACAAAAACAAATACCAAGACGACAGGTTCTGGAAACCTGAGATGGACAAAACAGGTAACGGCTATGCTGTTATTCGTTTCTTACCTGCTCCAAATGGCGAAGATATGCCTTGGCAGAGGGTATGGTCTCACGCATTCCAAGATAAAGGCGGTTGGTATATTGAGAACTCTTTAACAACTCTTAATCAAAAGGATCCTGTTAGTGAAGAAAACACTAGACTTTGGAATACCGGCTTAGATAGTGATAAAGAGATTGCTAGAAAAAGAAAGCGTAAGTTATCTTACTATGCAAACATCTTTGTTGTAAGCGACCCTAAGCGTCCTGAAAATGAAGGTAAAGTTTTCTTATACAAGTTTGGTAAAAAAATCTTTGACAAGATTACTGAAGCAATGCAACCAGCTTTTGAAGATGAAACACCAATCAACCCATTTGATTTCTGGAAAGGTGCAAACTTTAAACTGAAATTAAGAAAAGTTGATGGTTATTGGAACTATGACAAATCTGAATTTGAGAGTGTATCACAGGTTAAAGAAAGTGATGACCAAATTAAAGCAATTTGGGAAAGACAACATTCTCTAAAACAATTTGTAGACCCTAGTAATTTTAAGACCTATGATGAACTCAAAGAGAAACTGAATAGGGTAATTACGGGTTCACAAAGCACTGTAACCGCTGACCAAGTAGACCTCCCACCAACGGCAGCACCCTCAGTGAAAAGTGAAGATGTATCGGCTATGTCAACGACTATGAACTTGCCGGATAGTGAACTAGATAATGATGATGATGACACTTTATCTTATTTCAGCAAGTTGGCAGACGAAGACTAGTATCTCTCTCTCAATTACATCTTAAATACTTTGGAAAGGGCACCGAAAGGTGCCCTTTTTTATTGGAAAAGGCATATAAATAGTAGTATGGCAAATATATTCGACCCTCTAAAGGATTTACAAGATAACCAACTAAAGTCTGCTAGGTGGTACAGAAACGCAGCCTCTTTGATTGCTGATAAGGCAACGCAGACTAAATTAATGCGAGAGGGTAAAGTTAACGGCAGACCAAGTGCAGGCCGTTTGAATATGTTTTTGTATGATGCAAAGACTAAGGCTAAACTACCATATTGGGACGCCTTTCCATTGGTGTTACCTGTAGATACATTTAGAGGTGGTTTTGTTGGTCTTAATTTTCATTATCTGCCATATGGTTTGAGATTTAAACTATTAGAAGATTTACAATCTTACGCAAGTAACGGTAAGTTTGATAGCTCTACTAAACTACAAGTGGGTTATAGTAATTTAAAAGGACAAAGTATCATTAAACCAATGATTAAAAAATATTTGTGGCGTCAAGTTAGGTCAAACTTTAGAAGAATTGATGTTGACGAGATGGCCATTGCGTGTTATTTACCAGTTGCTGACTTCCAAGGTTCAACACTTGGTAGAGTATTTGCAGCTGCAAGGAGAATTATCTAATGGCAATTTTAAGAGGCGGTAGACGAATAGGTAATTTTGATATTCGATTGGGACTTCCAAGAGATAGGTCTTTAGATAATGTTGCCGGCGACCCTAGGTTAAAAAGAGCACCAGGCGGTGGTAGAGAATCCACTATTAACAGATTTATTGCAAACATAAACCAAGGTGAAGGCCTTGCAAGACCAAATAGATATTTGGTTGTGTTTAATCCACCAGAAAAATACAAATTAGGTTCTGTTGGTACAAAACAAACAGAATTTGGTCCACCACCATATCAAAGATTTCAACAGTACAATCAATCAGATATGAAAAGAAATGTTGGTATGATGTGTAACAAGGTGACAATGCCTAGTAGAGATATTAACACAACAGCAGTACAATTATATGGACCAGCTAGAGAGATGCCATACTCTTACAGTTTTCCAGGTAATATTGAATGTACTTTTTATGGCGACAAGTTTTTAAGACAAAGAGTATTCTTTGAAGAATGGCAAAAGTTAATCTATAATTTAGAAACACACGATATGAATTATTATGATGACTATGTGGGTACTATGGACATTTTACAATTAGGTGCTTTTGAAAGTAATGATGATAGAGATAGAGTAACATATGCAGTAAGATTATATGAAGTTTATCCATCAACATTAGGTTCTATGGAATATAGTTACGGTCAAAATGACCAAGGTGTCAGTATACCGATTACATTTAATTTTAGAAGTTGGTACAATCTAACTTCAAGTGAATTATCAGACGCAACGATAGGCAAATCATTTGGTGATGTGCCTACTATTAAGTCAGCAAAAGATTTTGGTTTGTTTGGTGGAATATTAGATAAATTACCACCAGAACTGAAAAGAGCTGGTAGAGATGTACTCAACCAGGTTAAACGAAGCGTGCCAATTGGCAGAGCGACAGGTGGAAGAGTATTTCCACCATTTTTATAATATAACAAGGAGATATTATGTCATTACCTATATTAGAAACGGCGAAGTATGAATTGACATTGCCATCTCAGGATACAAAGGTGTCATACAGACCTTTTCTAGTTAAAGAAGAAAAGTTATTATTGATGGCCTTGGAATCACAAGAAGGCAAACAAATCACAAACGCATTAAAAAGCATTGTTGATGCCTGTACATTTGGCAGCCTCAATGTTTCGGCATTACCAACATTTGATTTAGAATATATTTTTCTACAAATCAGAGCAAAGTCAGTTGGTGAAATTGCCAAACTAAAAATTAAATGTCCAGATGATAATGAAACTTATGCAAATATTGAAGTTGATTTAGCAAAGGTTGAAGTACAAGTTGATGATGCACATACAAATGTGATAGAGATTAACGATAAAGTTAAAATGGTTATGAAATATCCAACAATTGATAGTTTTGATGCAGACATTGACGCAACGAACTTAAAAACAGGTCAAATGTTTGATATGATTGCAGCTTCAATTTACCAGATTTATGACGGTGAAACAGTACACAATGCTAAAGACTATAAAAAAGAGGAGTTAAACGCATTTATCGAAAGTTTATCTTCAGCGCATTTTGAGAAAGTACAGAAATTCTTTCAAACTATGCCTAAGTTACAACAAGAGATAGAAGTGGAAAATCCTAAGACAAAAGTAAAGAGTAAGATGATGTTACAGGGGCTATCAGATTTTTTCGTATCGCCCTCTCACACGACAACCTAGAAAATTATTTTCAGGTTAATTTTGCGTTAATGCAACATCATAAATATTCTTTAAGTGAATTAGAGAATATGTTGCCGTGGGAGAGGGAGATATATGTTAACCTCTTGGTGCAACATATAAAAGAAGAAAACGAAAAAG